ACTAAGCAATTCAGCAAAACGCCATTGCACGACAATTATTCGCATGGCGCAGATGCTTTTAGGTATATCGGTCTGATGGTCAATGAGCCTAAAGAGCGCAGAAAGCCAAGACCTACTGCAAATTATGGTGGTCAACATTCTTGGATGAGTTAAAATGACCCCAAATCACTTAGGGCAACATCATGGCTGATGATTACGACTCACGAATTCAAGAGGCAATAGAGTTCCTCAAGTTTGCTAATGATGCAGACACAATGAACCGTCAAGAGGCTTTAGAAGACCTAAAGTTTGGCGGTGGCGATCAATGGCCTGTGGAACTGCAAAACTCCCGCAATCTTGAATCACGCCCCGTTATCACGGTTAACAAAGTTGATAACTATTGCCGCCAAGTCGCCAACCAACAACGCCAGCAGCGCCCCCGAATCAAAGTTCATGCGACAAATACGCATGATGACATGGTGGACGCACAAACCATTGGCGGGATTATTCGACACATTGAGGTTAACTCTAACGCTGACCATGCTTATGACAATGCGTTTGAATACGCAGTCCGCATGGGTTGGGGTTATATGCGAGTTAAGACAAACTATGTCTCAGAGGATTCGTTTGACCAAGAAATTTACATTGATCCTGTGGACAATCCTTTTACCGTTTACTTTGATCCCAATTCGGTAGCGCCAGACGGGTCAGACGCAGACCGTTGTTTAATTACAACAATGATGCGAAAAGATGAATTCCGCAAGTTATATCCTGATGCTCAAGACGGTGGCACAAGTTTTACACAACGTGGAACGGGCGATTCGCAGTCTGAGTGGATTACCAAAGAGGACATTCGCCTTGCTGAGTATTACTACACGGTCAAAGAAAAGGCTACTTTGTACCTTTTGAGTGACGGCACATCAACATTTGCTGACGATAAAGATTTCTTTAAACGCCTTGATGCTTACGGCATTACGGTGGTGGACAAGCGTGATTCGTACAAAAAGACAATTAAATATGTAAAGCTGACCGCAGTAGAAATTATTGAGGAACGTGATTGGGCGGGTAAATACATTCCAATTGTCCCCGTGTACGGTCGTCACATCATTATTGGTGACAAGCGCAAAAAGTTTGGAATGATTCGTTATGCCAAAGACCCACAACGGATGTATAACTTTTGGCAAACTTCAATTACAGAAAGCGTTGCACTTGCCCCTAAAGCTAAGTGGTTGATTGCTGAAGGACAAGATGAGAATCACGAATCTGATTGGGCAAATGCCAACATCAAGTCTTTCCCACTACTGAGATACAAACAGACTGATATTGATGGTCGCCCTGCGCCAGCGCCTACTAGACTACAACCAGAGCCGCCCCCAACTGGCGTTATGGCTGCCGCTATGGGTGTGGACAACGACATTAAAGCAATCATGGGTGTGTTTGACCCTGCACAGCTTGGTCAAGGCAACATTTCAGGCAAGGCTTTGAATGGTCAGCAACAACAAGTTGACCTAACAAACTTTGACTATTACGACAACCTTACACGGTCAATTGCTCACATTGGCAAAATTTGCCTAGACCTTATTCCTAAGATTTACGATACAGAGCGTGTCATGCGAATCATTGGCGATGATGGCAAGCCCGAATTGTTGACGATCAATCAACGGGATTCTGTTGGCAGAGTGCTGAACGACATTTCTGTGGGTCAATACGATGTGGTGATGGAGACAGGCCCAGGCTATAACTCCAAGCGCCAAGAGGCTGTGGACAATATGCTTCCATTGTTGTCTGCCACACCAGAATTGATGAAAGTGGCGGGTGATTTGGTGTTTAGAAACATGGATTGGCCTGGCGCTGACATTATTGCTGACCGCCTTGCCGCTGCTAACCCAATGGCTCAAATTGACGATAAGTCTAAAGTGCCGCCACAAGTACAAATGCAATTGGCTATTTCACAGAAGCAGATTCAGGAACTTACACAGGCGCTTCAAGCTAGAGATTTAATGCTTAAAAACCGCATGGACGTTGAGCAATTACGTCAAGATTCCGAGACCAAGCGCACTCTAATGAAAGAGACAAACAAGGCGCATGAAGTTGAGATTCGTGAGCAAAGTGATCGTGCCGAAATGCAATTGCGGGTGGATGGTCAAGCACACGATACTGTGCTGAAAACTCAGACTCAAATTGAGATAGAACGCATGAAAGCAGACATAGCTATTCAATTGGCTACTTTGGACAGAATGACGCTTAAAAATGCTTCTGCCGAAACAACTGAACGGGCTATTTGATTTTTAAAAGAATTTGTGGTAAAAACCACTAAACCGTACCTATGAGGTTCATAGGGTCAAATCGTTGGGAAACGTATGTCCGATAAAGAAGCGGGTCAAGTATTGACTAGCGAGAATGCAGCAGAATTTTATGCAAACAGATTAGGTTTAGCTGAATCCCCTGCGGATACTGAGGCGGTTGAGGAAACTCCCGAGCCAGTAGCCAAGGCAGAACAGAGTGAACCGAAAGAGGCAGAAAAGGAAGCAAACCAAGAGGGTGAGCGTAAGCAAAATCCTAAACTTGAAAAGCGGTTTTCAGAGATAACCAAGCAACGTGAGGAAGCTAGGCAAGAAGCCCAGCGGGAACGCCAAGCTAGGGTAGATTTAGAACAGCGTTTGGCGGCAATGGAACAACAGAGACAGCCACAAGCTATCAATGTTGACCAAGAGCCACAACCAAGCCAGTTCAGCGATGCGTTTGAGTATGCGAAGGCTCTAGCCGAGTTTTCAACAGAAAGAGCGTTAGCGGAACGGGATAGGCAAGTAGCACAGGCAAGAGAGCAAGAAGCGCAGCAAAAGATTATCCAATCTTGGGCGCAAAAGGTTCAAGATGCCAAAGCGGAATTGCCCGATTTTGATGATTTGGTCGCATCTAGTGATGTTGTCGTGAATAACGCAGTCCGTGATGCAATTCTGGAGAGTGATGTAGGCCCAAAAATCCTGTATCACCTAGCTGAAAACAATGACCTAGCCAAAAAGATCGCCAGCTTGAGTCCAAATGCAGCGCTTAGAGAGATTGGGAGACTAGAAGCAAGGTTTGAGGCAAAGCCTGAGACCAAGCAGACAGCCCCTGTTGTAAGAAGTAAAGCACCAGCACCGATTCAACCGATTCGTGGTGGTCAAGGTCAACCTGATGTACCCATGTCCGCTAATGGCGAATGGCATGGTAGTTATCAGGCGTGGAAATTGGCACGCAAAGCGGGTAAGATTCGGTAAACCTAATCTATTTGGAGTAATTTAAAATGTCAAACAATTTATTGACGATTAGCAAGATCACCAACGAAGCGTTGATGGTCTTGGAAAATGAACTGACTTTCACATCGGAAGTTGACCGCAACTATGACGACCAATTTGCTGTCGTAGGTGCAAAAATCGGTAACACCGTTAACGTCCGTAAGCCTGGTCGTTTCATCGGTACTACTGGCCCCGCCCTGAACGTGGAAGACTTTAACGAGACATCTGTCCCCGTTACTTTGTCTACACAGTTCCACGTTGACACACAGTTCACAACACAAGACTTGGCTCTGTCCTTGGATATGTTCTCTGACCGAGTGTTGAAGCCCGCTATTGCAGCTATTGCCAACAAGATTGACCGTGATGGTATGTCTATGGCTACCCTGCAAACTGCCAACATCGTTGGTACTGCTGGCACACCGCCCACAGGTTTGATTACTTATCTGACTGCTGGCGCTTACCTTGACTCTGAAGGCGCACCCCGTGACGGTCGTCGTTCATGTATTGTTGAGCCTTTTACAAGCGCAACAATCGTGGACAGCTTGAAGGGTTTGTTTGTTCCTCAAGAAGCCATTGGCGATCAGTACCGTAAAGGTTTGATGGGCCGTGACTCTGCGGGCATGAACTGGAAGATGGATCAGAACGTGGTAAGCCAAACCTTTGGCAACAATTCCACAACAACTGTGACAGCTTCTGTTAGCACCACAACCGCAACAGGTTTTTTAGCCTCTGGTTGGGCATCTTCTAGCACTATCACATTGACAGCCGCCAACACAGGTACATTAAACCTGAACGCTGGTGACACTATCCAGATTGCTGGCGTGTTTGCTGTCAACCCACAGAATCGTCAAGCCTACGGCACTAACAAACTTCGCAACTTTGTTGTGAAGGCTGCTGCGTCCGTTGCCTCTGGTTCTTCTGTGTCTGTGACAGTTAGCCCCGCTGTGATCACCGCTGGTCAGTTCCAGAACGTGTCTATCCCGACAACTTCTAGCACTGCCGCTGTGACTCAGTTCAACAGCACAGGCACTGTTTCACCACAGAACATCATCATGCACCGAAATGCGTTCACATTGGCTGTAGCCGATCTGGAATTGCCAGAAGGTGTGCATTTTGCTGGTCGTGCAAGCGATAAGGAAATTGGTTTGTCAATGCGTGTTGTGCGTCAGTACACCATCAACAATGACTCTATTCCTACACGTTTGGATGTTTTGTATGGTTGGGCGCCTCTGTACCCTGAACTCGCTTGCCGAGTCGCAGCCTAATGGTCAAGGGGGACTAATCATCCCCCGTTCTAAACTTTATTTAAGGAAATATCATGGCAAATCCAGGCCCAGCAAGTACCACAACGATTCACCCCTCCAATTTGGCATCTAACCAAGCAATCCGTCTTTTGGGCGTAGTGACTGGTGTTAACGTCAACGGAACTGGTGATCAAGCGGTTATCGCAATCAACAACTCCACAAACTACTCTGTGAGTAACGTGGTTTTCACCAATGCTTCAATTTCATTGACTACTGCCGCTGCGGGTGTATTTACAGCCCCTAGCGCTGGTGGTACTGCAATTGTTTCTAATGCGGCTTTGTCAGCTTTGACAGGATCAACCGTAGTATCACAACGTACCGTTGCAACAACTGCTACACAAACAGCTCAAAACCTGTATGTGAACGTAGGAACTGCACAAGGCGCTGTTGCTACTATGGACGTTTATGTCTATGGCTACGACTTCAGCGTTTACTCCTAAACTCTGAAATGAGCTAAGAAAAGCCACTCTCAAAAGGGGTGGCTTTTTCTTTATTTAGCGTTACAATTTAATCTATTCTTGAAAAGGAATCATCATGTCTAAAACGACTATTTCCCGTGGAAACGTCTTGGCACAAACCATTGTGCAAGTGACTTTCCCGAGCACCACATTTGCAACAACATCAACAGAAGTCACCTTGACTGTGCCTGGTGTTAAAGCCAATGATTTTGTGCAAGCGCAAATCGATGCCGCAATGACTGTTGGCGTTGGCATTGGTAATGTTTACACAACAACTGATAACCAAGTTATCGTGCGTTTGTTGAACTTGACTGGTGCTTCTGTGACTCAAGCGGCTGCCTCAATGTTGATTACCGTGAAGTCTTGCGAAGATCAGCCTATCCCTGCGAATGTTGTCTAATCATGGCTAATACATCAGTCATCCGCACCGCTGGATTAACAGTCGCCATTTCGGTGACGGCTTCATCCACAGCCGCTGTTCTGATTGATGACACTACCAATGACCAAGTTAACTACGCCTCATTTCTCAATACTGGTTCTGCCAATGTTGCTGTAAATGTGGGCGATGCTAACGTGGGTGCGGCTGTGTTGCCAGTTAGCGGTTCTACTACTGGAAACTTTGTGTTGCCAGCTTCTATGACTACCCCAATTGTCTTGGCTGTCCCCACAACGCCCTTTTATGTTCGCATGATTGGATCGGCTTCTGGCCCATCCATTGTTTATGTGACTGCTATCGCTGACCAATCCTAAGAGGCGCTATGTCTGACCCTGCACAATCCATAGAACAAAACATTCTGCCTGTACAGGCGTTGTTTAATGTTGATAAAACTTTTAACACGTTTATTGGTCAGGGTCAGCCATTTTATGCTTCTATAAACCCAAGTCAATCTGGGTTAAGCATTACAAACAGCACTATTAATAGTACGACTATTGGTGCGACGACTCCATCATCTGCGGCTTTTACGACTGCAACAGTTTCAACCGCCCCTGTAAACGGAAATGATGTTGTTAACAAAACATATTTAGATTACTTTGCTGCGGGACTTTCTTGGAAACAACCAGTTCTGTGTGCAACTACGGTAAATATAACCCTGTCAGGGCTTCAAACGCTTGATGGCGTGACCGTTGTAGCAAGTGATAGGGTATTGGTCAAGAATCAATCAACAGCGTCACAAAACGGCATTTACTTAGCTTCTGCGACTGCCTGGTCAAGAGCGCCTGATGCTGACGTTTGGACAGACTTAATTTCTGCTTTGGTATTTGTTGAAAGCGGCAGTACCCTTTCAGGTTCTGCTTGGTATTGCTCTGCACAGCCAGGCGGCACAATTGGCACAACTGCAATCAATTGGTCAAACTTTTCTGTTGCCGCTACATACACAGCTGGAACGGGATTAACGCTTTCTTCATATCAATTTAGCATCACTAATACGGGTGTGACTGCTGCGGCCTATGGATCGGCCTCTAAGACTTTGACCGCTACGGTTAATGCACAAGGCCAATTAACTGTTTTAGCCGCTTCAGATATTGCGATTGCAAACACTCAAGTTTCAGGCTTGGGCACAATGTCCACTCAAAATGCCAATTCAATTACCGTTACGGGTGGTTCAATCAACGGCACAACGATTGGCGGCACAACAGCTGCTGCCGTTACAGGCACAACAATCACAGCTAACACTCAGTTTACAGGCGCTGGAACGGGTTTAACGGGTACTGCAACAAGTTTATCTATTGGTGGAAGCGCAGGGACTGCAACAACTGCAACAAATTTGGCGGGCGGTGCGGCTGGTTCTGTTCCATATCAATCAGGCGCTGGTGCAACAACATTTTTAGCGGCTGGCTCAAATGGTCAGTATTTGACATTGAGTAGCGGTTTGCCCGCTTGGGCATCTTTGCCCACATCAGTATCGTCATTTAGTGCGGGTTCAACTGGTTTAACCCCATCTACAGCCACAACAGGCGCAGTCACATTGGCTGGCACGTTAGCTGTGGCCAACGGTGGCACAGGGGTGACCGCATCAAGTGGTGCAAATTCTGTAGTTTTGCGTGATGCAAATGGAAATACAAGCATCAATTCAGTAGCAGAAGGTTTTGTGAACGTAGCCGCGGCTGGCACAACTACTACGTTAACAGCCAGTTCAGCACCTAATTACTGCGTTACAGGCTCTGGTGGTCAAACTTACCAATTGCCTGATGCAACTACGCTGACTGCTGGTTCAAATTATTTTTTCAACAACAACCAAACAAGTGGAACAATCGTTGTTAAAAATAACTCTGGAACAACAATTGCAACCATTCAATCTGGTGGTTATGTTGAAATTTTGTTGTTGGTGGCTAGTCCCGCGGCTGGTTCATGGGACGTTCACGCTTACGCACCAGCAAATGTTTCTTGGTCAACCAATACGTTTGATTACGCTGGCTCTATCACTTCAGCCACATGGAATGGTGTTGCAATAGCAATCAATCGTGGCGGTACAAACGGGACTGCAACACCGACTGCTGGCGCTGTGCCTTATGGAACTGGTACGGCTTACGCATTTACTGCGGCTGGCACTTCTGGACAAGTTTTACAGTCAAATGGTGCATCAGCCCCCACATGGGTAACACCAGCGGTTTATGCGACTGTGACTGATGACACAACAACAAACGCAACACGTTATCCATTGTTTGCCGCAGTCACGACAGGAAATCTGACAACAGAATATGTCAGTTCTACTAGACTTCAATTTAATCCAAGCACAGGCGCTTTGACCGCCAACCAGCTAATCATTGCACCATAAAGGAAAATCATGGGACAGTTAACATTTCAAGCGACATTGGGTGGTTCGGTCAATTTGGCAGGGCCTAACACCGCATCGACAACCACTTTTACATTGCCAGCGGCTGATGGCACAAGCGGTCAAGCATTAACAACAAATGCGTCTGGCACATTGGCATTTGCCAATATTCCACTTGCTTCTGCTGTTTCGGGAAATTTGCCAGTTACAAACTTAAATTCAGGCACTTCTGCTAGTTCATCAACATTTTGGCGTGGTGATGGTACATGGGCAGCGGCTGGCGGTGGTAAGGTTTTGCAAGTTGTGCAAGGTACAAAAACAGGTGCTACTTATACGGTATTGAGTACCTATCTTTCAACTGGTGTGTTTGCAACCATTACCCCATCATCAAGTACAAGCAAAATTATGATGATTGCAACAAGCGGTCAATGCTATCAACAACCTGGCGGTTTAAGAATAAGGTTATATCGTGGAACAAGTGGAGAGGGAAGTGGTAGTTCTATTGTTTCAGATATTGGATATGGGGTTCTTAGTGGTGACGCTTTAGGCGCTACTGTAAATTGGCTTGATAGTCCCGCTTCTACTAGCGCATTAACATACACAATTATGCAAAAATCAGAAAATGGAAGCAGTTTGGTTGGTTTTGCTGGCGGTAGTTATTGTTCTATATTACTTTTGGAGATTGGCGCATGAACGCAAATTACGCTTTAGAGCTTATTGCTCTATATCCAACTGTCGTCAATATTGATGGCAATGATGCTTTTGACGCAAATGGAAATAAAATTGAATACGATGCCGCTTTAGTGCAAGCAAAGGTAGATGCAAAATCTTACATTGCTAAACGAGCCGCAGAATATCCTCCTATGGCTAACTATCTTGATGGGATTGTTAAGGGTGATCAAGCACAAGTGCAAGCATATATTGATGCGTGTTTGGCTGTAAAAGCTAAATATCCTAAACCCTAATCAGCATGAGATTTGTTTGGAAAATCTCCGAATTAAAAGGTGATGACAAAGCCATATTTCAGGCTAAGTATCACGTTTCATTGATTGAAAATGATCTGAGAATTGAGACAGAGGGATATTGGGACTTTGACCCTACAAAGGCGACAATTCCAACAGCCCAAGTAACCGAGGAAATGGTTGAGTATTGGATTGATCAAGGCACTACCCAAAACGGGGTAAGTAGCATAAAATCAAGGCTAATAGAGCAACTTGAATCTGTCAAAAAACAACAAGAAATTGCTTTGCCTTGGAAGCCGCCCACATTTAAGTTAAGTTAAGGAATCACTATGGCTGTGCCTTATGACATTGTTAGCAGAGCGCTAAAAGACATTGGTGCATTGGAAAGTGGTGAAACCCCTACTCCAGACGCAGCGCTTGATGCGTTTGAAATGCTAAACGACATAATTGACCAATGGTCAAACGAAAACATGATGGTTTTCAATGTCACAGAAATTATTTGCCCTGTGATTGCGGGACAAACACAATACACAATTGGCCCTAACCCATCGACTCAAAACTTTATCGGTGCGTCTTTTACAGGCTCAATCTCAGGCACAACTTTGACCGTGACGGGGATTGCATCAGGCGCTATCGCACAAGGGCAAACCCTTAGTGGCACAGGAATTACAACAGGAACAAAGATTACTCAATTTTTGACAGGCGCTGGTGGCAACATCAATGAAGTTGGTACATATCAACTGAACATATCACAGACCGTTGCATCCACTTCAATTACGGCTTACTACCAAAAGCCTTTGAATCTTGATTCTGCATTTGTTAGGGTAAACACTACGTCTAATGGGCAACCAATTACAGGCGGTGGCTTGGATTACCCAATGTCAGTTTTGGCATTGCAAGATTATCAAATGATTGGTTTAAAGACGCTGAACGGCCCTTGGCCTAAAGCGGTTTACTTTAACCCAGGCTCTGATTCTGGAAACCTTTTCATTTGGCCTAGCCCATCCCAAGGTGAAATGCACTTGTTTGCAAACACTTTGTTCAGCCGTTACGACTCAATGTATGAAGACATAGCCCTGCCACAAGGCTATTCAATGGCGCTTAGATGGTGTTTGGCAGAGCGTTTGATGCCCATGTATGGCAAAGCCTCACCAACGCAAATAACAATGGTTCAGACCTTTGCAGGGCAAGCTAAAGCTACTTTAAAACGGACAAACATGAGTCCGCTGCAAGTTTCACGTTATCCTGACGCCTTGTTGGTTAACAAGTCAAAAGACGCTGGGTGGATTCTTACTGGCGGCTTTATTTAAGGGGCTGATATGCCAGATTTTGGTTTTGTTGGCGCATCTTATGAAGCACCAAGTATCTATCAAGATGCCCAAGAGTGCATCAATTTTTTCCCCGAAGTTGACCCTGTAAAACAACAAGGTGAGCGTGGGGTTATTGCGCTTTATCCAACGCCAGGTTTAACGCTAAAATCCTTGCTTTCTAATCAACAGGAAGTGCGTGGCTTACACACCGTTTCGGGTGGCGAGCAAATGATTGCGGTTTGCGGCTCTTATGTTTATGTGCTTGCAGCCAATTTTGTTCCTCTTGTAATTGGTCAACTCAATTCCAGTTCTGGAATAGTGCGGATTACCGATAACGGGGTCAATGTTTACATTGTGGACGGTGCTTATCGTTATACCTGGTACATATCAACCCCTGCAGCAGCTGTGTTTTACGGCTCAACAAGTGGCACAACATTGACGGTAAGCAATGTTTCTAGTGGAACTATTGCTGTTGGACAATCCCTTTATGGCGTTGGCGTGTTGGCTGAAACTGTGATTACAGCGCTTGGATCGGGAACGGGCGGTGTGGGAACTTACACGATCAATAGAAGTCAGACCGTGGCGGCTGGATCGCTAAATTCGGCAACTGTGGGGGCGGTAGTAACTGCAACCATAGCGGGAACAACATTAACCGTTTCTGCGGTTACTTCAGGCGTGTTGCACGTTGGCATGACTATTCAAGGCGTAGGCGTTACCCTTGGCACAATCATCACGGCTTTAGGAACTGGCTCTGGCGGTGTAGGAACTTACACATTAAGCGTGGCAAGTACAATAGCCGTTGGCGTGACCATGTACGGTTTAAATTTTTCTGTTTTACCCTCTACTGACGGTGCGTTTAGCGGTGCAAACACGGTAGACATTATTGACAACTACTTTGTCTATAACAACCCCACAACCCAGCAATGGGGCGCTAGTGACCTTTTGTCGCCCATTTCACCCCTTACTAGCTATTCTTTAAAAGATGGCGCACCAGACGATTTGGTGGCTTTGATTGTTGATCACCGTGAAGTTTACTTGATGGGTGAGATTTCTTCTGAGGTGTGGACTGATGTAGGAACTGTGCCTTTCCCATTCCAAAGGATTCCTGGCACATCTACTCAACACGGTATTGCAGCGCCTTTTTCTTTGTCTCGACTTGGTAACTCATTTGCTTATGTCTCACGAAACAACCGTGGTCAATCACAAATTATGCAAATGCAGGGGTACATCCCACAAAGGATTTCCACTCATGCAGTCGAGAACACATTAGCCAATCAATATGTTGGCGATGCTATAGCGTGGACTTATCAGCTTGAAGGCCATGAAGTTTTTGTTGTTAGTTTCCCATCTTTGCAACTGACATGGGCTTTTGACGCAACCACTCAACTTTGGCACAAATGGCTTTACACAACAGATGAAAACATTTATCAGCGCCATCGTGGTAATTGCTGTGCTTTGTTCCAAGGCCTAGTTATTGTTGGCGACTATGAAAATGGCAAATTGTATGAATTGGATAAAACCAATTACACAGATGACGGTCAAAATATCCGCAGATTGCGTAGAGCGCCTCATTTAGTAACTGAATTCCAAAGGCAATACTTTGATGAATTGCAGATTCAGTTTCAGCCAGGCGTGGGGACTACGGGTTTGTCTCGCCCTGCTCAAATAACAGATTCAAATGTTATTTATTTGGGGAACACATATACAATTACCCCTAGTGCGACTTTGACAATTGAGACTGAAAAAACCTATATTTTGGCGACTCAACAAGCGGTAAGTTATCAAACAACTGATAACCCACAAGCAATGTTGCGGTGGTCAAATGATGGCGGTTCAACTTGGTCAAATGAGCATTGGACTAATGTTGGTCAACTTGGCAAATACAAGAATCGTGCCATTTGGCGTAGATTGGGGCAAGCCCGTGACAGAATATTTGAAGTTTCGGTTAGCGATCCTGTGAATTTTGTGATTATTTCGGCAAATCTTAAAGTACAAGGGGCAGAAAACTGATGGCTACTTCTGGACTTTCTAGCACACAGCAGATTAACCCTTATCCACAATCACAGTTTTTGGACGGTGCGACTAACCGCCCGTCAAGATCGTGGCAGCAGTTTTTTCTTAATTTGTTGAATTTCAGTTCTGCTACGACTGCAACGGCAGGGTCTGGAACGCTTCCCGCTAACCCTGTTGGGTTTATAAATGTCACAGTAAATGGTAAGGCGTACAAAGTGCCTTATTACAATGTTTGAGAGAGCCTAAATCATGGACAACACAATAAATTCACTTGTTGGTCAATCTGTTGGCTTAACTGCTGACCAAATGCAAGCTGCAACTTCTGGCAGTTTAAAAGACTATCAAGGCAAGACTTATGACCCTGCTGTCATTTTGGCGCTTTCAAAACAGATAGCGGGTTCTATTGACCCCAATGCAGTTAAAGGCGGTGTTTATAGCACTAAAGGTCAAAGTGTTGGTTTTAACTACGATGAATCTACAAAACTTTTGGGTCATCCTCCGACAGCAACTGAACAAGTCTTTTTGGACATGGCTAGACATCTTGCAAATGAAGGTGTGACAGATTTAAACAAAGTTGATGCTACAGACACTAATAGACGTTTTGGTTCTACTTTTACAGGCGGTGGCGGCACAATCTATGAAATTAAAAAGGATGCTGACGGCAAGCCTATTATTTCATCATGGAGTAAAGACACTAGCGACAAAAAAACCATTCTGACGGGCTTGGCACTTGCGGCTGCTGCTTTTGGCATACCTGGCGTTACAGAGGGTTTGCTGAGTACCGCACCCGCTGGTGCAACATTAGGAAGTGTTGGCGCAGAAGCCGCTGGTACTTCCCTTGGTTCTGTAGGCGCATTAGGCAATACTAGTGCTATGGGTGCTTTAGGTGGTCAATCGGCATTAGGCACAGGCTTGACTGCGGCTGGTACTGGTGCGGCAGGGCTTGGTGGTGCAATGAGTGCCTTGGGTGGTGAAGCCGCTTTAGGTTCTGGATTGACTGCCGCTGGAACTGGTGCTGCTGGTTTAGGTGGGGCTATGGGCGCTTTAGGCGGTGAAGCCGCATTAGGTGCTGGCATAGGTGCTGGCGCTGGCGGTTTAGCCGCTACAAATTCTTTGCTTGGTAATGCGGCTCTTGGTTCAACCTTGGCGGGTGCTTCCACACTTCCTATTGGTACAACATTAGCTAATTTGGGCGCTGCGGGTGCGGGTGGTTCATTATTAAATGCGGGTGCGGGTGCTGCGGGTTCTGCTTTAGGAACTACTTTAGGTCAAGGTTTAGCTTTAAATGCTCTTGGTACTGGTCTTGGCGCTATTGCAAATCAATCAGGGATTAGCAACGCAAGAGATGCAATTACTCAAGGTGGTCAAACAGCAAACACCCAACTTAATAACGCATACCTAAATGCTCAAAATTTAAACGCAAACAATGTCACGGCATTGGGCAACAACTACCAAAATTTAAACACAAATTTAAACAATACATTAAATGCTCAAAGAGGCATTTATGACACGACAGGCACAACTTTAGCTAACAATTATCAAAATTTAAATACAAATTTAAATAACACAATCAATGCTCAAGTCGGCAAATATGACGCAGCCAATCAAAACATAAACCAAAATGCTCAAACGCAATTGGGTTTATTGGGTAGCACTTATGCGGGACAACAAGCCCAAGCTGCGGCAAATGCGGCTGGTTTAAATGCCAACTACAACAATACCCTTACTAACATGGGTAATGTGTATAACCAACAAGTTGGATTTCAACAACCGTATCAACAAATTGGCAATCAAGGCGCAGCAGGGTTAGCGGCAAATCAAGATTATTTGACCCGTCAGTTTGGTGCGGCTGATTTAAATGCACAACTTGCACCTAACTACGCATTTCAATTGCAACAAGGTCAAATGGCTAACCAACGTGCCGCCAACATGGGCGGTGGTAGTTTAGGCGGTAATGCCATGAAGGGTTTACAAGACTACACACAAAACTATGCCGCTGGTGCATACCAAAATGCGTTTAACAATTTTCAAGGTCAACGAACAAACATTTACAACACATTAGCGGGAATGGCGGGAATTGGTCAAACTTCTGCGGGTCAATTAGCTGGACTTGGTACGGCTTACGGTTCTAATCTTGGCTCTTTGTCGTCTAATCTTGGTAGCAATTTAACATCTAACACAGGCAATTTGTTGAGCGCTGGAAGTGCTTACGGTACTAATACATCTGGCGTGACAAACAACTTGAACAATGTGTTGTCGTCTAACCTTGGTCAATTACAAGGTGCGTATAACCAATATGGTAGTAACTTAACAAGTGGCTCTAATACTTACGCTGGTAATGTTGTCAACAATGCCAACACAATGCAAGGCGCTTACAACCAATATGGAACTGATTTGACGGGTGCTTCTAATACTTATGGTGGAAACCTTACAACCGCTGCGGGTCAAGGCATCAATGCCGCAAATGTGTATGGTTTGAATTCCGCTAACCTTGCAACTGGCATTGCGGGTGCATTGGCGGGAAATGCTACGGCAACAGGCGCAAACAATGCAACGGCTTTAAGTAACCTTGGCAATACAGCGTTGCTTGGTTCTTTGATCAAAGCGACATAAGGATAAATCATGGCTGACTTTTCAATGAACGTAAATTACGCAAAGCCCCAAGTGACAAGTCTTGGGGATATGATAAACATGGCTGGTGGTATTCAAAACTACCAACAAGCACAACAACTTAATCCTTTGGCTTTGGAAAAGGCTCAAATTGAAAATCAAGTGCTGCGTCAAAAAAATGATGAGCGTTTAAAACTTCAAGAATTTACTAGCAACCCTGAAAACTGGCAGACCAATGGTCGCATTGACATGGA